CCCGACTCACCTGAACCAACTTCTAATGTTATAGTACTATCATGTATTGATGTTGCAAGTACTGACTGTGCAGTGCCTACCGTGTCCCATGTTTCACCATCATCAGAATCATGAAACTGGACTTCTGGAACACTTGAATCATATGTTACTCTCACCCATTTCGGAGTCCCATTGGCATATGATATTACTGTACCTGATGAAACATCATTGCCAGCATCAAACGCACCATCATCACTTATAGTTAATGCTAAATTATTTGAATTATCAATATAAAATATATATGATCTATCAGAACCAGTTGCATCATATTTTGATATTAATGTCCGTGTAGTTGAAGTGGCCCAATCATCACATTGTAACCAAATTCTAATATCGAAATCACTATTCAATGAAACGCTTGTAGAATCAGGGGTGGATAAATGGTTGCCAGATGTTCCATCATATCTAGCATATGGTATTCCTAAGCCAGTAGCTGAATTTTTAATACCAACTATACTTTCATTCGAGTATTGCACGTTTTCAGATTTATAATGTACTACCGATTTATCGAATGGTGATACTGTCTGACTAATTAAATATTCATATGCAGTATTAGTGTCTGATACATTTAATATACCGTCCCATATCAAGACATCACCAAACATCATAGACCCATTATCACCGGCACTACGATCAGATAATAGCGTTACAAATTCAACTAAACCAATTATACTATCTTGTGATATTGTTCCAATACCACTTATAGTGTAAATAACACCGGAAGAATTAACCTGTATTTTATGCACCCTATAACTATTATGGTAAGATTCAGGTATTACTACAGCACCAGCATTAGTCTCAAGAGTTATATTGTTACTGTTAGAAAAGTCGGTAAATATTTTGATAAAATTAGTTGCAGATGATCTAGAATCGAAAATTATCTGGTCTGCTGATGGTGATATGTCAGTGAATTTAGCATTAAACATTATTGTAAATGGTGGGCTAAGGTTATCTGATATAGATGTTTCAAATCCACCATCACCGAAGGTGAATATTGAGTTATATTTACTATTTTGAATGACATAATCTCCAAATAATGACCATTGTGTACCATGAGATATAAATGTATTTGGAGATGATAATGTATTTGAATCTACATATTCAGTTGCATCAAATGTTATTATGGCGTCATCCAATGGGTTTATGCTATTAATTGCATACACTTTTGATATAGTACCAGTCCACATGTTAGATGTACCAAGTTCAGAGGAACCTAATTCTATATTAATTGAGTTTGTGTTTATTGATGATACTGTAGTAGCCTGTGCTACCCCAAGTTCAGTCCAAGTCATGCTACCCATCTGTATATTACTAGGGTCAGTTGATGTGAAAAAGGTTACTTCCTGATTGGTAGCATCAAATGATGCCCTCACCCATAATAAGACCCCTGCTGTGGCAGGAAGAATTACTGATGACGTTATAGTATCAGTGTTAGCAGCAGTACCATCACTCGATATTAAAATGCTAAGATTTCCACTGCTGTCAACATTGAAATTAAATGCCCTATTGTCACCTGCGACAACATACTTTGATATTATTGTGGATGTGGATGCTGGTGTTACATCATCTAGGGATACATATGCAATTAAGGTTAAGTCTGCAATTATATCAACATCTATACTTTCACCATAAGTTCCAGAATTGCCATTTAAGTATAGCGTTCCCGGTGGAAGTATCATGTTATCATTTGTATCTAGTGTGGTATCTAGGTCAAATTCCTCTCTAATTATTGAGGTTCCTTCTGGTGTCCATGTTTCACCTGTTGGTGCCAACCAATCAGTATCAGAGAATAACGTCTTATTTGATGGATTAAAGTCTTTTACGGGTGTGATTCCATCTACAGTTTCATATATTACCGCACGATATACTTTACCTGACCAAGTGTTTGTGGTACCATCATTTGATGCTCCAATGTATAATGGGTTCGCAGTGCTGAATATACTTGCTATTGTACCTGAATCGGTACCTAGTGATTGCCATGTGGTGCGATTATCGTCTGAGTAATAGAAGTTAGCTGTAGTGGTTGATGTGTTGTATGTTGCTCTTAGCCATATTCGCTGACCAGAAACAAATGGTAATATTGACCCAGAATATAAAGCTTCTTGTGACGTACCATCATCGGAAACATTCAGATTAAGTCCATTACTCGCAGTACCATCGATTGAAAATTCGAACGCCCTAGTGTCAGTGTCAGTGTCATATCTGGCGATTAAAGTTTGTGTAGAAGCAGTGTCCCAACTATCAGGAGCAACCTCAATTTGTAGGTCTAAATCACCACTTGGTGAATATGCCGTTGTGCCTACAGAATTTCCTGACCCACTTGGTAAATATACGTGGTGTTTAGGTGTGGAATCTACAAAGAATGTGGAATCTATGTCCCGTGTCCATGTTTCACCTATTGATGAAAGCCATGAATTACCCGAAACTCTTTCAGTTGCATCAAAAAGTACATCCGGTGTAATGCCATCTATAGTATCATGAAATTCTACTCTTTGTATAGCCCCATCTAACGTTTCAGTATTTGAACTTACATCACCCACATACAAATCAGAAGTATTACTAAATGCCGTGGTAGCTGTTGTTGATATGGTAGTACCTATTTGATTCCAATTTGTGCCATCATCTGAATCATAAAATTTTAGTTCAGATACTGTACCGTCGTATGTAAAACGTAACCATTTCCATGTATTATTAGCATATGGTAGAACATCGGCTGATAATTGTTCTTCAATGGTTGAACCATTATCAGATATAGATAATACTAACTTATCATTTTTGAAACCGAATGCAAATCCACGTTGATTACTAACCACATTCCACTTTGATGCTATAATTTCTGTAACCATACCTGCATTATAATCAGTTTTTCTTACATACGCACGTACATCCATTACGGTTGTTAAATCTGAGGCTACTGAATTTGGAGTTGATATGCCACCACTTGTGAATATCACATATGGATCAACTGTACCAACTGAAATATTATTAATACCATCGGCAATTAGTCCAGTAAACTCTGAAGCTCCAAAATTATATCGCACTATTGCCTCGTCTAATATAAGTGCTGATACGTCAGATGGTGATGGTGATGGTGATGGTGTTACTGTTACAGTAGGTGTTGGTGTTGCTGTAGGTGTTGCTGTTGCAGTGGCCGTTGGTGTTGGTGTTGCTGTAGGTGTTGCTGTTGCAGTGGCCGTTGGTGTAGGTGTAGCACCGAACGATGGCCCCGGTGTAAAAGATGGTGTAGGTGTGATACTATTAGTTGGTGTAATAGATGGTGTTACCGGAGCTGTTGGTGTTGGTGTTGCTGAACCAATAGGTGTGGCAGTTGGAGTTACTGTTACTGTAGGTGTTAAATCAGTTGTTGCGGTTACAGTTGGCGTAATAGTTGGTGAAACCGTTACAGATGGTGTAATAGTTGGTGTCACTGTGGTAGTTGGTGTCAATGTTGGTGTCACTGTGGCGGTTGGTGTCGGTGTAACCACAATATCACCACATTCACCATTATCTGTACGCAAAATGACGAAGTTAACCCTACCTACAGTTGGTTCAAGAAACTTTACAGTGAATCTATTTAGCGTGTCAATTACTATCGCATCAGGTTCTACCAATATATCATCAACATATACCTGAACGGCAAGTAAAAGTGAATTATTAGAATGGTTAACGTTCCACTCAATTAGTGGATCAGTTTGGACATGAGTATATGGGCATATCACTTTTCCATCAGGATTGCCAATTTCCAACTCTTTAGTCTTGATATTTCTGAATAATTCTCTTAGGTTCATTTAATTTGCCAAATCTATTGTATAAACAATATTTATCGAATGTGCTGCCAATAAGATATTGAATATATTTTAAATTAAATGATACTATGTATTAATTTTATTCAATGCAATCAAGTGTGGATACTGTAACGGTGTATACTATTCGTATAATACTTGATGTGGATTTGGTTATGGGAGAGAAAATAATGTGGGTAAGTAGTCTTTCTCGCTCCAATAGATCATTATCACTATTGATAACACCTGCATTTTGACCATTTAACTGCTGTACATTAGTTTTGGCCCACAAACTATTTGCCAATAAATATACTATGTTAGGTGATCCGCCAATGGTAATATCACTTGGTGAATTAGGGAATGATATGGATGAGCCTATACTGTTCGATTTACTCTGTATTGTTAGTAATCCACCAGAGTCTTGTCCACTTATAGATGGATATTGCCCACCAGTGGTATCGGTTATAAGAAAGAAAGCTCCAAGGTTATCTGTGAAACTAAAAGGTGTACCACCGTCATCCCATGATCCAGTGTTCATAGCTTCACAAAAGTCACCATATGTGAACGCACCTGCACTACCAGAACCTGATGCTGGGGTTGTTATTTCAACATCACGCTCAGTACCATCTATGTCAACACGGACAACGTAGCTAGTAGATGCTGCTAGTGGTGGGGATATGATATCTGTAGACACTTTAGAGCCAACATCAATAGATGCCACACCTGACGTATTGATTGCCTGTAGACCCTCGCTATATATTCCAATTTCATCAAAAATAAATGGTTCTAGTCCGATTGGCTCCGATTCGTTTATATTCATATTAACAACGACACTAGAATCTATGGCATTCTCTTCAGAAAATACACCTAAACCTGTAGCGTCACCTAATGGTGATGATTTTCCACCAACTCTAACATTATCAGGTCCAGCAGAACCGGGGTCAATGCCAAAATTGGGGCTACTATCATCAATTATTTCAGAGTATATTTCCCGGTATAATCTAGCTTCCCAACCAGCACCATTACTACCATCATTCGGTCTACGTGTTGTTACATTAGAACCAGCATCAACAAATGTACCACCATTACCAAATGCAATGCGATAGAAAAAGGAATTGCTTTCATTGGCTAATTTACGTGCTATGATTCTGGTCATATTTTGTGGATGAATTGCATTATCCTGATCCAGTAATACCTTACCAGTAGATTCATCTATTATCTTAACATGACCTTTAAGACCCACACCTATGTTATCTTTTAAAATTGACATTTATATATATTCCTGATATACTATATTTATATCATATACAATCAATGATAATTCACATATAAGAGAAAATAATGACTTCAAAAATAAAAAAGCTTGATGAGCTGGGTCTTTTAGATAATTTTGATCACAGAGATAAAAACCCTAAAGAATTACCAGCATTCGCAACTAACCCGATATTTGAGGTTATATCAGGTTCAACATCTTATGGTGTAGATAATGATGGTTCTGATGTAGATATTCAGGGTATATATATATGCCCAAGAGAAATGTTTTTCCCACATCTGGAAGGTCATATAATTGGATTTGGTCCAGCAAGACCAACATTTGACAGTTATTCTATTCACCACATAAAACATGATGGTATTGAGTATGATGTGACATTATATAGTCTTGTAAAATATGCAGACCTTGCATTAAAAGGTAATCCTAATATTATAGATACGGTCTTTACACCTCCATCGTGTATTTTACACATGGAGGAAGAAGGTGAACACTTTTACGATAATCGTAAATTGTTTTTATCTAAATATGCTGTGTATAAAATGCTTGGTTTCGCTAGAGGACATTATAAAAAACTCACAGAAGTACAAGCCTCACGTCAGGATAATGTAGATAAATATGGGTATGATGTTAAGGGTGCGTACCATATTGTTAGAATGTTATTGCAGGCTGAGTATGTGATTAAAAATCATGACCTTGAAATAGATGTCAATAGTGAAATATTAAATCCAATAAAGTTAGCCAAACTTACGTTGGATGAATTCCTATCCTATACTGATAGGAAAATAAAGCATGTTATGAAGATAAGTGAAACTATGACATTACCAGAGTATGCAGATTATGATGAACTTAAAATTGTATTAAATGAGTGTTTAGAAATAAACTATAGTAAATATTAAAACGGAGAATTATGAATAACTTTGAAACACAATATATTGACTTAATAAAAAATATCCAGAGTAATGGATCATATAGAGAGAATGAACGAACTGGCAAAGGTTGTTATTTTTATCATGGTGATATGATGAAATTTGACTTATCATCTGGTGAATTTCCACTACTTACAACTAAAAAAATGGCTGTTAAGGCCATGATTGGTGAACTTATTGGTTTTATTCGAGGTGTAGATAACGCTAAAGATTTTAGAGACTTAAAGTGTAATTTTTGGAATGCCAATGCTAATGAATCAGTTGATTGGCTGAAAAATCCAAATCGTAAGGGTGAAGATGACCTTGGTAGAATTTATGGTGTTCAGGCTAGGGACTGGAAGAGTGGTTTGGGTGGTGATTCAGTAGATCAATTAAAAAATTGTATTGATAAACTTAGTAGTGGTGTAGATGATCGACGGTTAATAGTATCTCACTGGAATCCGGGTGAAGTCCATTTACAAGCCTTACCACCATGTCATATGTTTTATCAGTTTGGTATTAGAGATGGTAAGTTAGATATGTGTATGTATCAGCGATCATGTGATGTTCCATTGGGTATACCTATGAATATTGCAAGTTATGCACTATTGTTAAAAATTGTGGCTCAAATAACTGGTTTGGAGGCTGGTGAATTTACGCATATGATGTGGAATATTCATATTTATGCCGACCAAATGGAATTAGCAAAAGAACAGGTTGAAAGAGTCCCATTTGATCCACCCACATTATGGATTAATCCTAATATTAGATCACTTGAGGATTTAGAAACATGGGTGAGTGTTAATGATTTCGACTTTATTGATTATATATCACACCCTAAGATCGATTATCCATTTTCAGCTTAAGATTGCTGTAATCCAGTAACAATAATACTAACTGCCTTTGTTTCAGTTAATGTAACATCAATAGTGTTTTCATCTGTAAAAACTATTGATGTTACTAATGATGGGTCTATGATAGATTCTGTGCTTGTCGATCTATCAATTATATCAACATGACAATACTTTTGTCCAATACTATGTGTTATGCTGAATGTACTATTCAACCCACTAGTGTCATCATACTTATAAAATAGTCTAGTGTTATTCCACACACCACCACGAAATATTAATATGTCGTTTTCTAATTGGTCTTCTAAGGTAACATTATTCAATTGGTTAATATTGATTTCCAGTTCACCAATCAGGCCACTAAGTGGCCCATTTACAAATTCACTACCATCATAAAATAAAATCTCATTATCTACTAGATCGGTTAAATTTACTGTAACACCTCCAATTAAATTACTAAGCTGTGATGTTATTGCAGCATCTAATTGAACTATGACATCATATATTCCACTGTTACCATTAAGACCATCAATATTATCCAATTCATTAATAGCTGTTGGGTTAAATGATAAATCAGCATTGGCTAGGTCTGATCCAAATGTGTTACGTACTACAGATGATGTGGCATCAAGTCCCGATAGTAAAGTTTTCCATTCAGTTCCATTGTTATACTGAAGTGTTTTAGCTCCAGTATTATAAATTAATCTAGATTCATCAACCTCTATAAAGTCAGGTGCCGTGGATAATGATTCTGTTTTATTTCCTAGAATTTGGCTAGATTGACTTAATTCCAAATTACCTAAATGTTTCATGTATTACCTCAATTAGTATTGTTTATAATATTTATAAAAAATCTAATAACTTGTAAATTAATTATATGCTAGAGTCACCGAAAAATGTCCATGAGTGATCATCAATAAGAGCCTGCCTAGCGGTTGCACCGGCACTAGGGTCATTATAAGTACCATCACTACTAAAGAATACACTATTAGTCGCATTAACTGCCTCCAAATCAACTAGTAGTGCTTCATAAGAAGTAGTATTTAATGGAGCAAAAGAAAATGTTGAGGTAAATGTAGTAACATTGCCCATTGTGAGTCCGAAATCAGTGCCTAATGTTGTTAAACTTGTACAGCCCGACCACGGTTGATTTAGTGTTATTACGTTAGTAAAGTCCATCGTTGGAAAGCTAGTTAGCCCAGTACAGTTAAACCATGTTGCTTGCAACACAGTTATATCCGAAATATCTATTAGTGGAAATGATGTGAGTGATCCACATGCATTCCAAGTAAATGCTAGTAATGTCGCCCCACTCACATCAATTAATGGGAAGGTTGCAAGTAATGAACATCCTTCCCAGCTTCCTTCAAAATCAGTTACACTTGCAGTGTTTATTAATGGGAATGATGTTAAGCCACAATACGACCAAGTATATTCCAATGATAATGCGCTACTAGTGTCAATTAGTGGGAACTCTGAAAGTAAAGAACACTCTTCCCAAGCTGAAGTAAAATTGGTAACATTACTAGTATCTATTAGTGGAAATGAAGTCATACTTTCACATTGTCGCCATGCTCGGAATAAATTTGTAGTTCCTGTCATATCAAGTGTGTCATCGGGTGTAGTTATAGTTAGATTGGTACATCCATTAAAATACCCACCATCATTTCCTAATCGTAATGTTCCCCATTGTGAAATGTTTGTTATCTTTGTAGCGTCAACTGGTCCATTAAATGAGAATCCTATTATTGTCCCAGTAATAGTTACAGTATAAGTATCTGCCACCGCATACGTATGTGTTACTTCGGATTGATTATATGTTGTTATTGTATCATTGTCCCCATCACCCCAGTCCACATCAAAAGTATAACCACCAGTTGCTCTTAGTGGCAATTCTATTGATTCGCCAGCCCCGGTTGTAGTCCATTCAGATATGAATGGTTGTGGACCTGCTACGGATGGTGATACTGTTGGAGTTGGGGTTACTGTGGCCGTTGGGGTTACTGTAACGGTCGGTGTCACAGTAACGGTCGGTGTCACAGTAACCGTTTGGGTTGGTGTGACTGTTGGGGTTGATGAGGGGGTTGATGAGGGGGTTGATGAGGGTGGTATAACACCAACAATGACACGTTCTTGAATATCTAGAAATATTTTAGTTGCAGAAACAACATGCCCAAGCTTTTGAATGTATCCAACATTAGGGGTGTTACTAGTTATTTCATTCTGCCTATTAAGAAATAATGATGTTCCGGGAGATTCTGTAAAGTTCCATTCTGAATTTTCTATATATCCGTATCTATATACATCACTTACATCACCCATTTTCATATCCATTGTAGCAATGCCAATGCATCCACCTAAAGAAACATCCAATGAACTAGCTGGTTTAATTTCATTTGATTCTACATATACAACTGGTTGAAATTTACGTATACCTGTATTTGCTTTAGCCCTAAATATTCTAGCTTCCTGTGCACTGTTATTTGTTTCGTTAAATGTTTTTGACAATGGTGTTTCTGTAGTGAGGAATGTCCCATTGGCCCTCTTAATATTAGAAGTTAAATCTGTAACAATAGCTCCGATTGAAAATGAACCCGTTAATCCTACCTGAGAACCAACCGCATACTCAGTTAATGTGACACCATCTTCTAATGTTCCAGCAAAAACCCGAATTCTCCTATCCCAACTATTACCATTCCACACATACATTACATTAGCATCTAAATCAAAATAATGTAAATCTGTTGTTGGGTTTTGGGGTTTAGATGTTCCAAATTGTGGTTCTACAATTGTAGTACCAAATGTTCTTATTCCGGTTGTCACATCTAAATCAATATACAACCATCTATCAGAAGAATCAAATGGACCTTCCCATGCAGGAGTCACATCATTATTTTCAGTATGTAAATAATTAGTATCAATATCTGCAAATGTAAATATTGTGCTTCCAGTACTAGCAATAATATTTACATCATCACCAGATAACTCTAAAAAGTTAGTAGGTGCGTTGATTTCTATTATTCCTTGTCTAATTACTGTTAACATTTTATACCCTTTATACTATTTATACTGACGGTGATGGAGTCGGGGTTGGGGTTGGTGTTGGGGTTGGTGTAACAATACCATCAAATTCGGTACTTTCAGATATTATATTAGTGTCTGTAAATGTATAGCTTAATGCAGTAAGTTGTATTGCAGATGCGTCCCCACCACGTGTCTCAGTTCCAGTAGAATCATTAGTCAACGAATTTGGAAGTGCAGTACTACGCTGGTCAAGTTTGATATCTGAGATAGAAATCCCAACCCCATTATTAGACTGTCCATAAGAATTACCAACAAGTGAAATCATTTGAGTTGTAGAATTATCATTATGAACCATTGCACCATATGCAAAAACATTGTTACTATCATCAACAATTAATTTATTAAATATTCCGTTTCTTACAGGTGGTGTAGAACTTGCAGATAGTGTGAATCCATCTATAACCTCACCTGTAGACGCATCAAGTCGCATCGATATGGGGATTTTACTCGACGTTGACTGACCTGTTATGGTTAGTATTGTATTATCTGAGTTAATATCAATTTGAGTTAATTCACCATTATTAGAACCCTTAGCCCAATTTAAATTAGATGTGGCTATATCCATTGATGCTATTGAACTGACAAAACCCTCGTTAACTATGATATAATATGTATCATCTGTTCTCAATGCTTCGATTCCAAAGGGTGTAGTTCCTATTAGCCTACCGTCGATCAATGCAATATCATCCCTTCTAACCGTAAATATTGCAGTACTTGGGGAAAAAAACGGCTGTTGAAGATGCCCAGTTACTACAATATATCCATTTTCTTCCTTTATACTTTTAGCATATGCATCGAAGTTAGATGCTCGACGAATTCCATTTTGCAATAATATATTTCCGCTCATATCATATTTTGCAATATGAAAATCAGTTTGTGAAATTCCAAAGTTCTCGCGCTCTATAAAACCAGAAGAATATATATAATCGGTTCCGCTTTCATTTACTATTATGAAGTTTTCAATTTTTGCACCGTAATTATTTACCGTTGGTTCCCCTGATGTGCTTGATGCTGAATCAAAAACTTGTTGCCATATAATATCAAAATTTAGATTGGTTTTCATAAGAAATGTATATCCATCAACAGTACCAGACATATATAACTCATCATTATGATATACTATTCTATTTAGTTCACTGATATTTGCATCACCTGCAAATTTCTTAGATTTGACTACTACATTGCTATTATTTGCATGGTTTATTTCAAATAAAATACCATTAGTCACACCCGTTGTAGTGGTAGAACCTACTGCATATGTTGTGAAGTTACCATCAGATGCTGCACCTAATATTATTTCATCTGCGGTTTCATCAAGAAAATATTGACTATATAAACCACCAGTGAATGGTGGTGGTGGTGAGGATGATGGTGTAATTGAAGGTTCTGGTGTTGGTGATAATATAGGTCCATTAACTAACATTTTGTCTTTTATTGCTAGATAAATTGTATTACGGGTAGTTATTGTTCCTAAAAACTGTATTATTCTACCTGTTCTTGGGATGACATCTGTAACTGCACCAGACTCACTTAAGTATACTGGTGTGCCAGCTCTATTTGCGAAGTTCCATTCTTCATTGGTTACATATCCAGACGTAATAAACGTACTTATTTCATTTTTAAATATGTTATTTGCTGCCAGTCCAACACAGTCACCCCTATTATCTGAGTCCCTTACAGCTATACCTAATTTACCATTACCCTTCCATGTAACCCCATGATATTTAGGAATATTATCAATGGCTCTTGCTCGTATTTGTTTAACATCAAGTTTAAATGAATAGTCTCCACTGTCAACAGTTTTAACAGGTGTTTCACTAGTTACGAACTTACCATCACTATCGAACATTGGTTCAATATTTTCATCAAATAGAATTTCACCTGCTAATCTCTGACTATATAGTCTAACCTGTGTACCCACTTGATATTCCTCAACTTTACCTGAAATTAGTTTACCGATGAATACACGCAATACTATATTCCACTCAAATCCATTCCAAACTTCCATACTATTATTGGAATAATTAAAAAAATGTTGATCTTTTGATGGTGATGATGGTCTAGTATTACCAGATGATGGTGCAATTGATGTACTACCGAATGTCCGTTTGGCAGTAGTGGTATTGATATCAATATATAACCAAAAGTTAGTTCTTGATGTAAATGTGTTGGTCCACGCACTTGTTATATCTTCAGACTCGTAATGGATATAATCTATACTGCCATTTGCCAATGTAAATAATAATGACTGTGAATTTAGTACAATATCAATACCCTTAGAAGTATTAACTAAGAACCTGCCACTATCAGGGGATTGTATTATACCTTGTCTTATATTAGTTAACATAAATATTCTCTTTTATAGTATTTATATTTTATACTGATGGTGATGGTGATGGTGATGGGGTTACTGTTGGTGTAACAGTTGGAGTTGGAGTTACCGTAGCTGATGGGGTTAGAGTTGGAGTTACTGTAACATTAGGTGGTGTGACACCAATAATTAATAATTTTGGAGTTATATCAACGTACATAGTATTAACATTTACAACAAATCCTATTTTCTGTAGTGCGGATGTGGTTGGTGCTGTTGGAGTTATTGCACCACTATCGTCTGTAAACAGAGGCCACATTGCACTTTCAGAAAATGCAAAAAATGATGGGTCGCTTATAAATCCTCTTATTATTGGTAGAACATCATCACCGGCAGAATATTCTATATCAACGATACCAATAGCTTCCTTTACTTGTTCTCGATTAGTTGCGGGTACCAGTTCACCATTATCATCTAACATTACTGCCGTGTATTGAGGTAAATCACGAGCAGCAATGAGTGGGTAATCCAATCTTTTAAATTTAAATGAATTGATGTCATTAATACTATCACCATTCGTTAAGAAAATAAAATCACCATTTCCAAATTCAATGCGACTTGGGTGTGATGCATTAAATAGTGAAATGTTTTCAGCATTAACATCGAAATGTGCGTCTACTTGGGTTCTTGAACTATTGGTAGTAAGGTTGCCATTTTTTAAACTACCTGCAAACACACGTATTTTTTCAATCCATCTCCCACCGTTCCATTCTAGCATTTTATTAATATTTTTATCAAAGAAATTTTCACCAGTTGTTGGTGTTGATGGGCGTGTTAAACCAAATTTGGGTGCCAGTGTTGTAAACCCATATGTTAACTTAGCATCCAACACATCAATATCAAAATATAGCCAATATGATGATGTGTCAGAAAATGCAAAGTTCCATGCCTTTGCCAATCTACCTTGTTCTACTAAATAGTTACCTTCACCATGTGAGAAGATCACAGATATATTTGATGTCTTAGGTATACTTATATCCACACCACCAGTAACATTGCGTTCTAAAAAATTAGAAGCAGTTGTGTTATAAGCTAACCCTTGTGTATATTCAAATCGCATATTATTTACCTATCGTCATCTATTCTACCAAATCCAGAACCATTATCAACAAATGATGTTCTAGCCTGCAATTGAATAGAAAAAACAGCACTATCCTTAACTATCTGGGTATTAGAGTCTCGTATTTGTACCTGTATTGATGCATTATACAACCCTGCGACATCTTGTGACCACAAGAAAGTCTTTGCAGTTCCCAAATTAGTCCATATTCCGGGTGATGGTCCAAATACCTGATTAGCTGGATTTCCAGTTAAATAATCTATTCTAATATCATAAAAACCACCCAATGATGTTGTTGTTGGTGATGTTGACCACCATGTTCCCGGTATGTATATTAATCCAGTTCCCTGTCCTATTCTGTACCCCAATCTACCATTAGGTTCAAATCCTATTGTGATCTGCGATGACACATCTGGAGCGGTGTCTATGTTTATAAATGCCCTATCACCAAGAACCACACCAGTATTATCAGTTGGTGATGGGGTTGGTGTTGGTTGTGCAGTTGCCACTGGTGTGTTGGTTGGTGTTACGGTAACAGGAGCTGAACCGGCAGGTGTTACTGGTGGTGTTGCAGGTGGTGTGCTTGCAGGTGTGCTTGTAACGTTTGGAGTTAGTGTTGGTGTTGGTGTTGGCGTTACAGCAGGCGTTCCAGCAGGTGTGCTTGTAACAGCAGGCGTTCCAGCAGGTGTACCAGTTGGTGTAACCGATGCTGTTGGAGATGGCGTTACAGGTGCTGTACCTGTTGGTGTTGGGGTTGGTGTTACTCCCGGTGTTGGGGATGCTGATGGTGGTATATATGGTGTCAATGTTGGTGTCACGGTTGGTGTCACGGTTGGTGTCGGTGATACAGCTACATTTGCACCAATATCAGTTCCATCATATTCAAAACCTAGAATAGATTCAGTTATTGCATTCCATAAGTTACGGTCAATCTTCTCAAATTGCTTCTCTCTAAATAATTTCCACTCCCAGTGAAGATTTTTCCTTTCTAAATCAGATACGTCGTCTTCAGTATCCAAAAGTCTATCCCGTAAGGTATAATCCTTTGTGAATCGTAACGTATAAAAATCTTCATTTGGTACATTATTACCAATACTTTTTATTATTAATTGATTGTATACTAATGGATATTCATATGATACCGTATTCTCTTTTGTTGGTTTATTTGTGGTAAATAATTTAGAAAATGATGTTGTAGTAATGTCAACTATATTATTAGGGATCATATATGGTGTTGGTATATTTACCAAACCATCTTTAATATTTTTAGCAGTTGTCTTTGATGTAGAGCCTCCTGTTATAGGCAGTGGATTAAGTGTATCCTCTACCCAGAAATAATATTTAGGTATTGACCTTCCGGTGATTGGGTCGATTCTGTTTACCGCCGTAAATGGGGTATCTATTTTATAATCCACATCTGTTAATTGTTGGGGAGTTGGTAGTGTTGCTCTACTGACAACCTGTATAGTTTTACCTTGATTGGGTGCAGGGGAAATCGGTGATATTCCAGTATCACCGGATACGTAGTCAGCTAAATCTTTAAATGTTGTGTCATTGAATGTAAATGTATCAGTGTTACTTCCAACACCATCAACATATACGTAGACTGCGGTTAATGGTGCACCCTTTCCTGTTAATGAATTATCACCAGAAGTCTCTACTATTTCAGCAATGAATTCAAAAACTTCATCCCTTTCTTCAACCCATATTGGTGATACACTGGTACCATCATTTCTATACACAACCTTTCTACTTATACCAGTTTTTCGCTCATCTATTAATAATGAATTATCATTATTATTTTGTATTGATTGATCATCATATTCTGATGGCAATACATCACTTTCCGTCCACTGATAAACCCTAACTTCACCAAAGTTTGACAATTTCCCCCAGTTGTTTATCCTACTATCAATGTTGGTTGTTATATTGGAGTCATCATATGGTAGATAGTATTCTAAATTAGTATCAAACCAAATATTATTTTTGAAATTAGAATTCCATGTATATGTATATGTGCTTGGTACAGATTCTACCCATTCGGTATATATTGCGGGGTCTGTAGATTTTTGAAAATTGACACCATATATTGCACCACTGTAATATTGACCCCTTGATGGATTCCAAAATGGAACTTCCGTAACTACAGTGTTAGTTTTTCGATTAATTATATTCGCTGGGTTCTGAGCATCATAGTTATATGTGAGCGTGTATATAGTAATGTCCGTAAAGGTATCCGGGTTCTTTTCACCTATGAATTTAATAAGAGTGTTAGTTACAAATTCAAATTCAACACCTTCGGTAAACTCCGCACGTTGGTCAAAATTAGTACCAGATGCTGCCAGATATGTTATAATTGCGAAATCTGCTGGAGATGACAATTCAACGTACTTATCATCTTCAGGTGTTATGTTGGCGATTGTGAAATACTGTGGTGAATTAACAACATCTTCGATTTTTTCAACTACTGTTACTGTAGTATAAAGTCTATCACGTGGTAATAATTTTTCGACTTGATCTGGTTGTTCGAACCATCGAGTATCATCAGTTATATCAATACCAATAAATGTGTTATCACTTGGTGTTCCCAAAGATTCGACAAATTCTAAACGCAAATCCTTTCTGGATACTTCATTAGATTTAAGTCTAAATTCTGGGTATTTTTTCTCTTTTGAATCACCAAAACAATCTAATCTATATGCCCAGAATTCATCAACATCAAGACCCTCATATTGACTTTGATTTGCAAACGCATTTGCTGCAAAATTGGTGCCTTTGGTCTGTATTAATCCACGATAAAATATAAACTGAGTTTTATCTGTAATGCCAATATCATCAGCATAATCAAATGGTCCATCATATCCAAGTGAATCCCTAACTTTATCTGTTATATAATCGCCTTCTCTAGATCGATATGTACTGTATGCAAATCGAATAGACTCTATTGCTGATTCTATATTTTGATTTTGACTCCTATCAAGAATTACATTACCACCCACATTAGGTCGTAATGTAAACCCTACTTGCCTATCCAATTCCAATGAAAATCTAAGAGTGTTTATACCTAAAAATTGATCATATATAAGTACATCATTTGAGCTTGAATTTTTGAACTGTATTACATGTTCATACCCATCAAAGAATACATGCATACCTGAAATTTCAGAAACATTCGAACTATTGCTTGAATTTGAGTCTTTTGTAGTTGGTGTTAAACCTATAGTAGTCTTAAGATCATTACGAAAAACTAATATATCATTTACGGTAAGTGTTTTATTTTCTGCCGTATAAATTCTCTGATCAGTTATCAAATCTAAGTCCGTACCAGCAACCATGTTGGATATAATACCAGTTGCATGATCAATAGATATTTGATTTTTATGTGGATTTAATGGTAGACTTGGTAGCCTATCAGTATCAATATATTCTACTAGTTTTATTTCACCACTTCCGTTATCACTGAATGGTAATGCATTACCATTTTTAGCTTGTACACTCGAACCAGCTAATTGGTAGACTCCCGGTGTTGCAGTTTGTATTATATAATATACTATAGAGTCTGATATAGGATTATCAAATTCAATTGGGAGTGTTCCATTATTATTAACTATTAAGTTAACTTTTGTCCCAGTTGACAATGTTATAGCTCTGTCAGAAGTAAAAACATTTGATCCACTGTTTAATGTTACGGGATATTCTTCGCGTGTTGATTGCTGGTTTTTTCTTGACGCATAAATGAATTCAATCAACTTTTCAGTTTCAAATAACCAATCCAATGTTCTACCAGTACTGGAATCCCTATTGGTACCATCTTCATCTTCGTATACAAAGCCTATAGATTCTAAGTAAACAGAATATCCGTTTATAAAATCAATAATATTTTGAATACCTGATATTGATATTGGTGCTGGGTTTGTAAATGTTGATCTGTTATCAACATAGTGTTGTTTCCAGTACGCTTGTACATTTCTTCCAGAGAATGCAGTAAATGTATTCTTAATTCTGCCTATATAGTTTTGCGTACTGCCAGTAGTTGTAGGTGTTATAAAGTTAATACCCGCTATAGCTGACTCCCTAGTTGGTGACAGTTTGAAACTTCTATCATCAACTCTAATTATGTAATATAAATTTATATCATTGAATTCAGCAGGTAGTGAACCACCATCAACCCAATTTACCCCGGTGCCAGTTATCCATTCTTCAGGAAGATCAACACCAGTGGATGGTTCTATGAATCCATCTACTGTTGATTCTGTTATTTCAACGGTTTCTCTAATCTCAATTCTAGTTTCCTTTGTTGATACATTATAAAATGCTGATGATACCGTATATGTACCGTTGAAGTTTGTAGAATCTGAAACTGTAAACAACGATCCATCAGGGAAGTATTTTGATAGATCACCATCAATATAGAATACCTTATCAAATGATACAAGATTAAATTTATTACCAGTTGTACCTAAAAAATTAGGACTAGCAGTTATGAATAATCCAAGATCAGTAACTACAGCCTTAGTATTACCACCAAGAGTGTCACTGCTTATAACTAGATTTCCATCTTCTAGGAATGCTGAACCATTAGAACCTAATTGTGTGTCTATAACGCTAACTAGTTCCCCGAATGTCTGGGCATTTTTACCAATAATTGACAAATTAACTACAGTTGTATTGTCAAAAAATACACTCGCGGAGTATGCAGTGTTATCATTTAATAGTGTTGTTGGTGTGGAACTTGATGCAGTCTCTGCGTATTGTATAGTGTCAAATCCAAAGCTTTCATTAACCTCAGCCGATGATATTCTAAAACTAAATACCTTTATTGTATCATCACCCGCAGTTACTCTAACTGGATAACTCTGTGTCCCAAAGTATTCAATTGGTCTAGATATAGGTGATGTTGAGTTAAATTCCACAGTCCAATCATTACTTGAATCAAACTCAGTTGCAAATTTTGAAGGTGATGAGGTAATAGTTGCCGTTAGACTATCCAGCCAAATATCCCTGATACCTGAACTCTTTTTGAATAATACGTCATAGTCACGATTTACAACATCAAAGAATTCAGAATCAACATCAAATGTTTCGGTATCAATAAATGCACCAAATTGATATGTTAGTGGGTTTGTCCATCCAGACCACATTTCCCTAAATTCAGAAGAAGCACCATCAAATCCATTATATCTATTGAAATGAATATACCATTGATTAAATCCATTAACTCTATTAATTGTACTATCTGATCCCAAATCACCATGTAGTATAGTTTCATCGTGTCTTGAAACTTTATTAACTCTAGAATCTACTTGTAAACATGCAACATCAATAAGCTCAAGCCCAAATGTTTGGTTTGTGAATTTTAATGGTGATAATTTAAATGCAATATTAAATTCATCATATATGTTATAAATTGATGACTTCCATTCCCACTCAGTTGGTGACAATTGACCAAATTGGTAATCCGCACTTGGTGTTGTAATAAATTCTTGCAGTGCAGAATCATATAAACTTCTTACCGAATTTATTGGTGAATTATTACTATTCCAATATGGTGGAAGTATTTCATCTGGCCCATAACCATCTAATGTTGGAGTGTTGCTTGAGTTTACCGGGATGTATGTGAAGCGATCAGCTATTTGGTTAGACAATCCAGTTCCAATATTCCCATACGGATCAATTTCACCAACTGGTATTTTACCGTCTATTATATTACTCCACATAGTGGATTTCCATATGCGAGTGGTTGTACCACTTAGATATTCATTGTCCCACCAATCTGGCTTATCATTGAATTGTTGCAACTTCCAAGGTTCCAAATGTGGGTATGGTGTCCTATATATTGTTTCATATAATGCCTGCCATGATGCAAAAACATTCGGATTAAGTTCACCATTTCTTGGATCGGTTGGGATTGGGGTGTATGCGTAGTTCCATGTGAATGGATTATTTTGCACATATCCATTATTCAAAAATGGTGCTTGAATATTATTTTCAGATATATAATTTGAAAAACGTTCTTGTGATTTTGTTCTATATTCTATATCACTTCGCGTTTGACGAAAATCAAATACTGATGTGAAATTCTCAGATAGTAATTCATCAGATAGTACATTATATAATGATAATTCAATGTTTAGTAGTGATTTTGCATAAATTAAATTTAAGTCTACCAATTCCCATGTATCAATATTTGAATATCTATAAAGATTTCTAGTCTTCAATGTTGAATTTGTTCTTATTATGTAATCCCCACTTTCAACTGGTGATAGCTTTATTGTAACCGGGAATGGGTCTGATTCAGATGTAACGGTCTGAACGTCAGTTGAATCAGGGTTATTCTTAAGTAGTTCCTGAAATAATATCGACTTAATTGCTGGTGTTACACTTATTATTTTTCGGTGTCCATCATGGTGAACTAATTGTATAAATCCGTTGTTATCATTTGTGATATATGGGAATGTTTTACTTTGTAATCCAAAGAATGGTGCAGTTGCAATCCAATTTTTTACACCAACATTAGTTACTGGATTAAAAGTTGAACTATCACCGAACCATTGATCCAACCTATCATTTTTATCATAATCATCTTTGGTAGTATAACTTATAAAGTCAGTCAACTGTGAAACATTTACAATACCAAGATCATTGCTATCAAGTGGAGCTGTAAGTAATTCTACGAATCTATCTTCAATTATACTAAGTATGTTGTTCTGGGCTGAATTATATTGACTTCGTGCAAAGTCAATCAAGTCTAGCGGATTGACATTATTAATAAACATTGATGATGCTAGGATATCAAAGCCATTATTATGCTCTTTGATTCTCCCACCCAAACCATAATTGGGTGAACCATCAAGGAAATATGAATTATTAAAAATAGTACCATCAATACCCGGTACAGTTTGACTGTTAGTAATTGATGAGAAATGTTGGAATGTTTCGGTTAATGATACAGATTCACGATTCTCATGTTTAATATTAAAATACCACTGATTTGGTATTTCCCAGAATCCATTTTTTTCAACTGGTACATATTGCTCATTATTAATTCCACGTTTCCATATTGACTGTAGCTCATCTTGATATTCACCACCATCAAAGTATAGGTATAGTTCACCTGTTGATGGCTCTAATAGCTTTTGATCAAAAATGTAATCTTGACTGACTGGATTAAAATCTATTCGTTGATCAAGTTCTGGGAAATATGTGCCCGTGCTCACATCTTTATATTTAAAAACATTAGATGCGATTTGCAGTCTATTACCATTAACATCATATATTGAAAACCAAGGATATTGTGTTCTTTCAGTTTTATCTTGTTCTAACCTAAAATTATTTGTTAAATTGAATAATTCTATACCAGTAGTTGTGGGTATTGAAATACTACCACGCCCAACATCTTCAAGTGCATACTCACCTACTTCAATTCTTACAATATCATTATCAGTTATAGAAACATTTGAGCTGAATTTTATACCACCAACATAATTCAAATTCGATGCTGATCTAATGTCAGTGTAATTACCATACTGTCTGACACCATTAATATAAACCCTCACATCACCTTCTTGATAATCTTCTATAAGTGCTAAATCATGTAATGATGAGTTTAGTGTAAATATTACCCCACCAGTTTGAGTAGCTTCACCAGTTAATAGTTTATATTCTTGGAAATATAACCCAATTTGTGATTCGTATGATCCATCATTATAGTCAGTTACATAAAAATCCAACATTGGATTACGTTCCGGTTGCAAACTAGATGCGGAAATATTTTCTATTCTATTAAACTGCCAATGATTTGTATTATGGTCAATCCATAAATCACCAGTAGATGTAAATTTAGGTGCGACATATGCTCCATCTGGAACATCTAGTGGGTCCACAACGTCAGATCGTAATGTTATTTTTGTTTGGTATCTTGAGTTTGGTATAAATTGTACAAACTCCGAAGAGTCTACAATATATTCACCATTGTTTGAATTAAATCCAACTAATTTAATCTCAGTTCCCGATTTTAATCCTTCGGTCATGTTACCAAATTCTGGACCAAATATTATAGTATTATCATCTATAAATAATACCTCTATACCAGAAGTTGTTTTTGTTGTATCAACTAATTCGAAAAGTGTTGGTGATATTGATGATTCAGTATATGTTATATCTTCAGTTCGTCTATAGTTCCAAACTTTTTCAGAATATGAAAATTCAGATAATTCAATATACGGGAAAAACTCTATAATTGGATTCTGGGCACGAGACTTACCTGTAAAATTATTGATGTTACTTCTATGAATCCACTTATTTGAAGTTGTCCAAGGATTATTCTGTGATAAATTAATCAAATGTGATGAGTTTGTTAAATCAACCAAATAGCTATAATTGTCATATATTACGTTCCAATCAGCACCATCCCATTGACGTAATTGGTCATTGGGAGTATCGAACCACACTTGATTTGTAGTAGGTAAAAGTGGTGCAATATCGGACTCTAATTCGGTTATAGATGTTTTCCTTACAATTTCATATTCTATTGCAACATCTGTAAAAAATTTAGTACTAAGTCCAACTTGAGTTGATGTAATCAAATTCTCTATAATATAATCACCATCAAACGATGTACCTGATATTCTAATAGTATCTCCGACTAAATATGTACCATCTAAAAAGTCAACACCACTTGCCGTATCAGTTAGAACCTCGGAACCTAGTTCTGTTCCTTCTCCACCACCTGTTGTTCCAGTGTATAGTAAAGTATTTCTAGTCCAAATAATATCACCCATTTCACTCTCAGTTAATGCACCATATGGGGCTGATGTTAATGGTGCTGATGATATGGCCTGTACTTCAGACTGTAAAGATCGTAGGATTGGCTTGACTGATACTTTTAACCAATCAAACCCTGATATATCTTCAGTTACTGTTATTTTTGTTTCATTTGTAAGATTATTATATTCAGATGATTCAACTTTCCATAAAGTTGTTGGTTGATTAGGACTATCCTCTGAACTAAATATATATGATTTAGTGAATAATGATGTTAAATTATCACCTACAAATATCGATCTTGTTCCTGTTTCAGTTCCAGTTATTATAAACTGAGTAGCATTGATATTGGTATATACATCATTAACACCTGTAGTTATATCATATTCTGCATTATCAAATGTTATTACAGTTTCATTCCCACCACCATCATATACTACAGATGTGGGTGTGAAGAATACTGCATCTTGTGAATTTCCCGATAATATTACTGGTATACCTGATGTAATTTGTGAACTTACATCCGATAATACTGTAATGGAGTCTGCACCGGTATCATATGAATCAATTATATATGTTGGGAGTCCATTTGCAATACTTCTATATGATTGCTGTAATCTACTATTTACCCAATTTTCTTGATTTTTTATTGTAACATATTGTGGTGGATCATTAAATGAATCCGAATCCCAAAAATAATCACCATAATTAATTAGCTTATCAATATCAATAGGTGGAACCCAGTTGAACTGTAGGCTTGCACCCCATTCATTGAATCGATCAATATTTACACCCAGACGTTCTAGTCTGGTCATAAAATCACGAAACGACATAAACCAATCAATATCACCAACTTTACTATAAATTATAGGTTGTAGTTGGTTAGCCTGTCTATATTCTGAAGGTTCAATTATCTGATTTTTATCACTTGTATTCTGGGGATCAGTACCAATGTACCCTACAATGCGATCAATCTCATCTTTGGTAAAGAATCTACCAAAGATGTTATCATTAAAGCCCTTTAATATTTCGGCACCATCAAGATTCACTTCAGGGAGAAGTTTATTTAAATCTGTTCGAGGTTTATTATAATCTGTTTTATTATCTTTCACATTTTTCCCTAACTATTATATAGTCCAATAACATTATTTATTGAATATGTAAGTGTTAGAAATTCAGTATATTACTGACGCAATGTTCTAGAGTCTAACGATGCTACAATTTCAATTTGATTCACAGATATATCAACCTGTAGAATCTCATCTTCTCTTGAAAATACCTGATATAAATCACCAAATTCATTGGTACTAAGTTGAGGTACCAGTACAACTGAATCCAATGCTGATGGTAAACTAGTATGAATAAATGATGAAAGTTCTGAAAAATAAAAAGTTTCACCAAATTCCCATCTTGTTATTTCAAAAAATTCTCTTACACTGTCAACTATTGATGATTTTATCTGATTATCACTAAGGCTTCTATCCTGTGATCTTACAATCTTAATAGTTGCTCTTAATTCAGGATCAGCTTTCTCCCCTATTATAGGCTTTATTGAACCAGAATGCAAGATAACTGTATCCGAAATCATCTTATTATCTAATAATTTTTGATAATCAGATCGTAGTTGGAATGGTGTTGGAGCTTGAGGTTCATTTTCAAGTTGACCATTCAGCCATTGTCTCACATTACGGGCATATCCCCTAGTAATAATAAACATATCTATTATATTAGATGGTGCTGGGTCTACTAAGTGATATCTAGGTGTCCTATGAAACCAAGCAAAATTCACACCTTCTAATCCAAATTCACGCTTCCATAATTGATTTGTGGGTGATGGGTTTGCGGTCTGATCATCTTCCCATGCTCCAGTAACATCTAATTCCTGATCACTCTTCTGAAATATCCATGCTGAATTTACAGTTTCTCTACTGAAATATACATAATCATTTTCCGTTGTTGCTGGGTCTACATCCACATCATCCCTTTTTATAAGGTCAGCTAATTCAATTCCATCAGGCAATCCATCACCATTTACATCATCTGGTAATATATAAAGATCATGAATACTTGGAAGTCCAGATTCTGTACCATCAGGGATAATAACTTGATCAAGTACGTCAAAGTTCTTATTACCACTTAATATTGCAGGTGTGGAATTAGGTGTACCTATATTAGCTTTAAGTATTACCACTGTATCCAAATTAGTGTTTAATGTATCACTAGTTACAACAGCATTGCCCTTATTGGTGTTCCAAAATTTAGTTTCCTGACTATTAAATATTAGTCGTTGTGATTCATAACATAGTTCCCAATTTACACCATCTAATGCGGTTACACTAAACCAATAGTCAGTACCACCCACATCTTCAGACCAAGTTTCTGAAATAGGATCAAAATCAAAATATTTAGTAGCTGCTCGGTTTTCTTCTGCTAATGCTAGTGTGGTTTTAATTGTGGTTTTTTCAGCGTCAGTAAAATTATTACGTATATCAGATGGCACTACACCTTCCAATACAAATCTAGTAAAGAATGCTATGTTGCTCAATAATGGTTCGATATGATTATCAATCAATGCTGTCGTAAGTAAGTCATGTGTTGGTGAATTTGGGTCCGGTAGATTGGATGATAATATTGTGTTACATATTTCATTATCACCATCATTAGTTTCAAAATATATTACACCATCATCACCAAATATTTTCACATCTTCATATGATTCACTTGGATCATGCCATGTTATATATTTAGAATCACCTGCAAATGTTCGATTTATGGCTCTTAATTTTAGAATACTATTATCCTGTAATAGAAATTCATTATAATCCCGATTATTAACCATTCGATCCTGTGTAAAATAGACTGCTGGTGCAGTTCTGCGTATGTGATCTATATCCTCAGATGGTGCAGCATTTTGTATAGGTGACAATAGTGAGAAAGAGAAACTTAAAGTTTGTTCTTTGTTTATAGAATCTTGATATGTGAATGATGATGATATGTTTTGTATTGCAGTCCTTGGTATTGTTAGGTCTGTGTTTGCAGAAACACGTGACCATATTTCAAAAGTACCTGAAGGTATGTTTGAAAAATTACCATCACCAAAAATAATTCTGAATTGATCATCGTCAAGTGTTTCTATTTCATATTTATTTCGGTTTGTTTGATTATTAAATACGACATTTTGTCCTATTACAGTATCGACTTTGTTCCACTCACCCTCACGCTCTACAGTATCAATCCCAGTTATATTCTGGATTATTTCACCAGTAGAAGCATCAATGTTATTCAGGAATACATCAGTTTCATTACTGTTAAAAATTTCAACATCAAATGTTTGATTGGGTGTTACACCATCAAATGTCTGCACTGTTCGTTGTAACGTACCCTGTTTAGTAAATGCGAAGAATCCAGTATTCTCCGATGAGTCACCTAAACCATCATTCAGATACAATATGCCCATGTTTAAATCACGTTCAGGTCTAGTTTCTATTGGACCAAATTCATTTAAGTCGGAGCTTACTATTTCCATTGGGAAGCTTTCATTGGATACTGTTATGGTATATGGTAGTGTATTAGTTGCAAGTGGGTTATTGATTAATTTATATCTTTCGAATAATATATCCTGTACTTGTGTTCTATCAGTTGGTGATACTGTTCCAAAACGCTGGTCTAGAACTTTATTCATAACTATTATAAATTGCTCTTTCCAATTTGCATTGTTAGCATCATTCCATCTAATAGTTACATTTGATAGATCATTTCCATTAGAATCAAAAACACGTTCAGTAGTACTTACTGATGTTAATTTAACTATACCACGTGCTGGTATATTACGATTTGCACTATAAGATAAAAGTTTTGCAAGACGTAACACTGACTCTTTACGTTCAGCAGTCGTTATGAAATTTTCATGAGCATTAAGATCAAAACGGTATGCAGATTGCTCTGCAATATATGCAAATAATTCTAATAGTGCAATAAGTTCACTAGATTCAATAAAATCATTAAATTCTTCAGGGTAATATAGTTTAAGATAATCAAGTAATGACTCTTTAACTGATGTGTAATCCCATGCAGCAAAATTGACTTGTTGAAAAGCCTCATATGCTCTTTCCCAATTTTCTGCCTTGTTTACTATTCTACTCATTTATATTTCAAACTCCACGTTTATATGCAATATATCGGTTAAATCTAATTCTATATAATATAATCTTGCAGAAATAAATAAAAAGCTTTTATCAAAGTCTGGATATACTACATAGTCATCGTCAGATAGTAATTCGACTCTTGGATCGAAATCAATAACTGATCTAATCTGATCTGACGCTAATGTGATCGTATCCTGATCAAATGGTTCAAAGATGAGGTCTTGTAAAATGGTACCAAATCCTCTCTGGCCGACACGTTCACCCTTTCTAGTAAAAATGTGATTTAATATATCACGTTTAACAATATCCACATCCGTAAGAGTGAATGATTTGTCATTTTTCCAATTTTTAAAAGAAAATCCCTTGTACAGTGCCATAATATTAACCAATTAACACTGTAATGACTGTTGGGCAAGAACAGCGGCATCAATTGCAGCTAATGAACCCGGTCCATCAGGAATTAGTGCCAGTATACCACTCATAGCCGCACCATTAGTAATGGCCAATGCATCAAGGTCGGAACCACTAATTATACTTAATGCTGCTGCTGCGGAGTTCACACCATCAATACCACTAATATATGTGTCAAGCGCACCCTTACCTGTTGCTATTGCTGCACTTTTTGCTGCTTCAAAATCTGCCCTATTTGTGAAATTTTCAGGATTAATACCACGCAGTGAAGACAATGCACTATCATAAGATGATTTAGCTGATGAAGCTGTCCCCTTTGCCACGTTGATTGCGGTTTCTGCGATTGATAAGCATGCCATAATTATTCTCCTAATATCTATAATTATTTATAGGTGATGTTACCTTCTCCAGAATTTACCACGAGATATAGTGACATCACCTTCAACCTTACCTATATTTTTCCTACCACTTTCACCTACATTATCATATTGCTCCACCCAATCAATATTATTTACATATCCATCATTTTCACTATTCACCGTGTCATCAGAATCCTGCATTAGGACTCTAGGCCAAGGTTCATGCTGTGGTACCCTATTGGTCCAAGGTGCAAGTTGAGTATCGTCATCAATTACCGTTATTGCTACTGGTGATGGAAGCTCAATGGGTGTTTCTAAATTTAAGTTAACACCAGCACCAACATGTCCATGATTATTATAAGTGTCAACAAATCCATCTAAAAATGAAGTTAGTGTATCTATTGTTGTTCCCTTTCCCGAAATAGTAAATGTGACATCATTTCCCGATAAATTAATATCGGATAGTGTAGATAGTCCAAAAGAACCCTCAACACCTATATTAATATCACTACCAAATGTGATGTTGCTAGTACCATCTATTGTTGATAAGAAATCACCATCAATATTGCTTTGCATCTTACCATCAACTTTTAAATTCAAATCATTTGAAGAGTGTATTCGTATTTCACCGACTGCCAATGGTGCTGATAGTGGTGATTGGCCGGTTTGATTACCAGCATACATTGATATAAAGCCACCAGATTTAAATCGTATTGATTCACCAGCCGAAAAATTTAAATCTTTTTCAGCATGTACTGATAATCTATTACCTGAATACATATCAATATTACCTTTATTATCGAGTTCCAAATAACTTTCACCTTCACCTGTTGAAAGATACATTCGCTCATTAGTATCATCTAATATTATTTGGCTACCACCAGAAGTTCTAATTTTAATTCTTGAATTGAAGGGTCTATCATCCATTGTGATAGAATGGAAGCCGGGTGTTGACCAGTTATAAACTCTGGATGCCAAAAATGCACCTAAATTCTTATATCCTGTCCAATCATATCCATGTTCACCAAGAATAGCCTTAACCCATTCATCTTCCTCATTAGCCTTAATTGTATCTAGGTCATCATCGACATAAACACTCTTTTCAGGTGATGGTGGTGATGTTACACTTGCTATTTGATATTCTGCACCACGGGTTTTCCATTCACTTGATGATGTATCACCATTAAATGCAGATTTTAAATTAGTATAAATTGGCTCAATTGGGTTTCCAGTTGAGGTTAGAGGTCCATCAACAGCCCCATCAGCATGTTTAAATCTACCATTACCGATTGTATGGGTTTCTTGGTGACTTGGCATACAGCCCAACCATACACGCCTTCTGATGTCACCATTAATACATGCTACTAAAACATGTGCACCAGATTCAGGTATACCCCAGAATCCATAATGTATTGGACCGTCACTCGTATTATTATTTTCATCACTACCTCGGGCATATGATGTTTGGCTTATAACACCACCATATGGTGCCACATATACACACCAAGGTAGATGTTGTATCTTTTTAGGGTCATCATTATATGCAGGACAAAATACCTTAACCCTACCTTGTTGTAATGGATCATCAACATCTATGACAAATCCTACAGACAGTCCATCTGTTAGTGGACCCAAATCTCCATTCTCTGAACTATTAGAAATAAAATCATCTAATAGACCCTGTATTATTTCATCCATTGATTAAGCTCGCCTATTTTTACTTGATAATCGTACAGCTTTTGAACTTCTAGTTGGCATAGAACCACCAGTCAGTACAGATATTCTTGGTTGGTCAGATACGATCTTATCTATCAGTCCGACTTGTTTACTGGCAATATTATTACCATGTTGTATCTCTGCTACCAACGTTGAATTCTGCTCTTTGGCCAACTCCATATTTGTTTCATTATTATCAACAGATTCCTGTTTTAACTTTTCTTCTAATTTATTTGCATCCGCAAGTAACTTCTGTTGCATTTGAGATTCATTTGATCGTTTGTTTGCTAATTGTTGTGCTAAACTAACATCAGTTGTCTTATATTTAACCTTTTCAGTATCCTGATTTCCCGTGACCTGATTTATATCTTTACTTAATCCATCACTAATCCATTCACCAGCCTTACTAGCATATCCAAATGTTAATGTATCACCAATTTCGCCAAATCCAGTTAAGAATTTCTCCATTGCTGGTGCATTTTCGTCCATCTGTAAAACCTTATTTATACCCTTAAAAGCACCTACTGCAACACCACCAGTAACACCAGCCCTTACCGCACCTGTCATTAAACCACTAAATGCTGCGGCTTTACCAAATGGTGAGTTTGTAAAACCATTAATAAATTTACGCAATGCGGCATTAGTTTCCAAACTTTTTGCTAATTGTGTGGTCATAGCACCCTGTACAGCATGTATACCCTTAAAAGCACCTACTGCAACGCCAGCTATAAGTCCACCCCTTAGCAACCCCCCGCCTAGAAGTCTCTTAGCTAATCCACCACCACCACCAGTTAATACATTACCAGCAACAACACCAGCCGTTACCGCACCTGTCATTAAACCACTAAATGCTGCGGCTTTACCAAATGGTGAGTTTGTAAAACCATTAATAAATTCACGCAATGCTGCATTAGTTTCCAATAGTGGACCTGCACCATCATCAGCTACTTTTACCCGCACATCCTGTGCATCCTGTATTGCTTTTGTTTCACCCGAAGCCTCACGTGAAAGTAAACTTACTCTCTCTTCAACATTTGAACGTTTTGATAAAATATCTAATTCTTGAACTCTTCCTGTTAGTCCATTTTCAAGTGCTTCCTGTCGCTGTTCAGCTAAAGATTTACCTAATTGGACCCTCAATTCTTCGAATAATGCAAGTTGATCGTCCTTTAATGACTCTGGATATGCCATTCCGCGTTCAAGTAATCCAATATTTTCAGAACTAAATCCACCAACACTTTGTGCTAATTGTGCGGTCATAGCACCCTGTACAACTCGATCAGAACCAGTTCTATTTCGCTCTTGTGCTAATTTTTTCCTATATTCCATAAATTCATCAGCATTTAATCCAGTCTGTTTCTGTAGATTTAGGAATGATTCAGTTAGAAATGTAGCAGTATTAGCAGATTGTCCCAGACTTAAAGCTAATCCCCTAACACCATCTAATTTTGATAATTCATTTACCTGTGTATATATTTCATCGGCGGTCATGTTTGATGTTTTCGCCATTCGATTAATAGAATTATTAAAGGCATTAAATGTTTCAGGTGTGACTGCTTGACCTAAATTGGATAATGTTTCCATACCTTTACTAATCATATCTAATTGTGCTTGGCCTGATACTCCAAAAGTTTTATTTACCATATCACCATATATTCTAGCAGTCTCCGCAGCATCACCTGCCATTGTGAATGCTTCACCCGCAGCCATTGTAAGAAGTGATCTATTTCTTGCTGCGAATTGTTGAACTTCTTGTGGTGATGCACCCATTAATGTTGAGTTCTTAATAAGACTTCCCATATCACTTGAGAATTCTTCCATGTTAGAACCAATATCAAAACCAGTGGCCATAGTACTAAGGCCAATATCACTAAATGATTTAAGTACTGTACCTAAACCTGTAGCCATACCTGACATTGATGCCTTTGCACCATCTACTTGACTTTTAGCAGCAGTTCTGAAACTATCTTGCAGTGAATCTAATTCATTCTTTAGACCACTTCTGTTTGATTCTAATGTTCCAACTATACCTTCAATTTTTTCATTAAATTTTCCAATGTCACCACCAGCCATAGAAAGTGCCTTATTTAACTCATTAGATTTAATACCGTGAACTTTAAGGGTACTATTCAGAGAGTCAAATGCTGCCTTATTCTTATCATATACCTTAGATAATTCTTCACCACGTTCAGAGCCATCTTTAAATGCATCTGATAATTTATCAAGATTTTCGCGTACTTTTTTACTTTCTTTAAGATTATCAATTGCGGCTTTTTGTGACTTGATGTTTTCATCTGCAACTTTTCTAAACTGTCTGAATGATTTTATAGTTGACAATATATCCTTTGATAGTGGATCAGATGATTTTTTACCACCTTCATCATCATCTGAAAATACAGGTTTAGCCTTAGTTCTACCCTTTGCCAAAGCATCGGCAGTTCTTGCCGTACTATCAGCAATTTTCTTTAATAACATGTTATTATCTTCAGGCATCTATAATTTTCCAAGGTTTATCCTTATATTTATATTTCTAACCACACTACGTTTTTCACTACTAATACACAGATATAAATAAGGTGTATCAATCAATATTGAGGTAAATAAAGATATGACTAATAATGAAAGTTCAATAATGGATAAAATCCGAATTCCGGGAAGACGATTCAGAATCCCATCAAGGGGTCTGTTCTATATGGATGGTGAGATTGACGAAAATGTGGTTAATGGTGAGTTGGAAATCTTCCCAATGACTACAATTGATGAAATATCATTAAGATCACCGGAATTTCTATTCACTGGTGAGGCAATAGATCGAGTATTTAAACGTTGTATACCTGAAGTTAATAAGCCATTACGATTATTGGGAAGGGATGTGGACTTTCTCCTTGCATGTTTACGTGTAGTTTCATATGGTGGAACATATCAAGTAAACACCAGATGTCCAGTATGTGAAGAAAAACAAAAACGAAAAAATGATTTGGCTGTTACTGAATTTTTGGAAGAGGTAAGAGATAAGGCCAAAAAACAAAATATATCATATGAAGCTGCAATGACAAGTTCTGATGTAAAAACCCGACTTAAAACATTAAGAAATAAACAATCACAGGAACATTCATATGATATCAACCTTGAAGGTATTATACAGAACAATACTGTCAATGTAGATGATGATGAATTTGCAAAATATTCAGGTACATTAAGTAATGGCCAAAGGGTACAATTGACTCCACTTAAATTGGATAGTTCAGTAGCATCATATCAATTTCAAAATGATGAAAAAACATTAAACTTAGATGATATGACTGATTATGTTTCATTTCTATTAGCAAGTGCAATTGTTTCAGTTGATGATGAAACAAATCGTGAAAAACTCACACTATGGGCCAGAGGTCTTCCTGTGAAACTTAAAAAAGAGTTAAATGAACAATTAGGTGATTCTGTTGAATGGGGTACTAACTTTGATTACACTGTAAAATGTCTTAATACAAAGTGTAACCACGAACGAAATATTTCAACGTTATTAAACCCAATTACGTTTTTTATGACACCCTCAGAATCGGTGGAATAACAGAGCTTAATAAACTGTTAAAGAGTTTTGAGGGTCAGATTAGACAACTGGTTAAGGATTGTGTTATAATATCCCATTACCATAAAGGTATAGGATATACTGAATCATTTGAATTAACACCATTTGAAAAGCAAATTGCTGTTGAATTTATTGAAGAAAATGAAGAACGTGAAATGAAAATTAGAAGTGCGATGTTTAGAATATAATTTACATTTTTATTATATGATCGCTATAATAAGTTAACACTATATAGGTTTATGGATATAATAACTATAGACCCTTCAATACGTTCAACCGCAATTGTCATAAATGGAAATCCTCACTCGTTTGCAGTATCCGACTTAATATGGACTAAGACTAATAGAATAAAAAAATGGTTTGATATAACTCAAAAACATATTGAACTGCATACCATCTATAAAGCATACGATCAAATTGATTTATATTCTGATCTAGAAGTAGCTAAAATAGATTTCTGTCGAACCTATGCTAATAATATAGCAGAACTCCTTGACAAACAAATAACAAATCCGTATAATTCCATCGCTCTGATAGAGGGGTATTCATATTCCTCAGCTTCTGGTCCAATTATTGACTTAGTAGCATTAGGAACAATAATCAGAAATATGCTATGTGATCACAAAATTACATTTATTATTATGCCACCATCATCTGTAAAAAAGATGGCAGCAAGATTAACTTACCCAGCAGTAGATGTTGGTAAACGTAAGCCTAAGATTGAGTATAGGAATAATGAGGGTGTGATGGGTGGTAGTTTTACTAAACATGATATTTACAAATCATTAACTGAAAATAATGATCTTCAAACGGATTGGGTTAACTTCCTGAGAATACATGAGGATGAAATATTAGAAAGTAAATCAATACCTAAACCTATTGAGGATATTAATGATAGTATGGTCATGTATCATATACTAGAAAAGTTGTTACAAGAGCATGATGATGTTAATGATGCAATAGAGAAGTTAACAACTACATTTTAAATGTGGAATTTTTAAGAGTGTTTTGATGCCACAATAAAAACAAAACTGGTTCAATGATTTTTAGGGGAAGGTGTGAAACATGGCAGATTTATCTGTAACAACCCCGCACCTATTCGGCCACCATTGGTGATGTTCATCTTATGGATCATGGTCAGGAGATATATAGAGTTCCTTTTAAGGCTGGTAATGTTAAATCATTTGGGTTTGGTAACTCCCATTTCTAAAATTTATTTTTTAGAAACAATTGTTATACTCTGGTAATTTCCCCTTTAGGTATAAGTATTTGGTTATTTATTAAACCATATAATCAAGTGCGAAGTGAACATTGGAATTAAAGTTATTGTAATAATTTGACGAAAATCTATATGATACAGTTAAAGGATTACTACCAGCTTACGGGGTTCCTATGGTTTATTTTTATTAGTATATTATAAAACATATTGACATATACATTAAACTTTGTTACTGTTAGAAATATTAATTATAGGATATATACATGGCATCTAGAGAAATTAGATTTAAATTGAAAATGTTTACTGATTGGGATGATGGCAGTGAATTTAAAATAAGCAAACATTCATATAGTATGGATGAGTTGGCCCGTTCTCCATTTAAAGATGGTCCTGAAATAGATTTTGGTTCGGGTGGGTTTATCGATATTGGTAATTTAACATATGATATACATTTCGAATATCTTCAGTATACAGGTCGGAAAGATAAAAATGGTGTTGAAATATATGATGGTGATACTATTAGAGGTCTTATGGATTTCGGGCCGGGTGGTTTATCTGAAAGGACACACACGGTTCATTTTGATGATAATCGGGGTTACCAATGGCAATACTGGGAAATGAATACTATTGAAGTGATAAATGATGAGGATAACAAATAATGAATTTGCCGACAGATAATGAAATAGAATTAGCATTCGAAAATACTAATTTTGGTCCTGATACATATACCGATGATGGTCGAAAGCGTATACTAGTGGATGGGTTAGAAAAAATT